CCCGACCTGTTGCGGTGGGTCAAGGCAAAGGGCCAGGAATGGCGACCGGGGGCCATCTATATCGAAGACAAAGGCTCAGGCACTAGCGCGGCCCAGACGTTGGCCAGGGAGACGGGGATGCCTGTGGTGGGGATCGCGGCGAAGGGCTCAAAGGTGGACCGCGCCAATCTGGTGACGGCCTACTGCGAATCGGGGCGAGTGAGCATCCCACACGGCGACTGGGGCGAGGCGCTGGTGGATGAGTTGGTGCGGTTCCCGTCGGGGCAACACGATGACCAGGTGGACGCATTCGTCTACGCGCTGTCGCGAGCGGCGTCTTCCGCTGGCGGCTGGTCGGTGCAGGAGTACTAGATGCCACAGGACTATCAGCTCGAAGCCCGACTAGCCTACCTGGCGCACCTGGCGCAAGAGGACACCGACGCCGAGAATTATGTGCGCACGCTGCGTGATTATGCTGGCGGCCAGCATCCGGCCTATCTGACCGATCGGCAAAAAGAGTTTCTCGGCCTGAAGGCCAAGAACAGCAACTACTTGTTTGCCCACAACCTGTGCGCGCTGGTTATCGCCTCAGTGGTGGAGCGGCTGCACGTGACTGGCTTTGACGTGGTGGGCGGGGATGACGATGCAGCCGCCGACCAGGTGCGGGCGGTGGACAGCGCAACCACCGAGGAAGCGGGCAAGGACCTGGCGGCCTGGGCCTCACAGTGGTGGGATACCAACCGCATGGACGCGCGCCAGGATGATCTGTACGAAGCGGCCGTGCGCGACGGTGACGCCTACATCATGGTGGATTGGGACTACGACCAGCAATCGCCGCGCTGGACGCTCAAGCTCAAGACGGACGGCACGCAGGGCATCAATGTGGCCGCCGACCCCGAGACGGGCAAGGTGCTCTTCGCCAGCCAGAAGTGGCAGATATACGACCCGCTCAACAAGCGGCTGAATGGGCGCACACGGCTCAACTGCTACTTTGAGGATCGCGTCGAGAAGTACGTCGCCGATGTGCAAGGGGAGATGGAGGACCCGCACATCGGTGCCAAGATCGGCTACACCACCTGGCGGCAATGGTTCGACATGGACAGGGAAGGCAAGGCGAAGGTTTGGCCGATGCCGTGGGTGGACGCGCAAGGTGAACCGCTCGGCTCGCCAGTGGTGGCCTTCGCAAACTCCGGTGGGAGTGAGATTGGCGACCTGTTGAGCATCCAAGACATGCTCAATAAGAGCGACCTGGACCTGGTGGCGGCGGCCGACTTTTCCGGGTTCCGCATTCTGTGGGCGGCAGGGGTGGCACAGCAACTCAATAGCAGCGGGGAAGAGGCCGAGATCACTGTATCGCCTGGGCGCCTGCTGCGATTTACAGACCCAACATCCAGCCTCAATGCTATTGAGGGCAGCAACCTGGCGGCCATGATCCAGACTTGCCAGTACTGGGTGCAGGCAGCGGCGGGCATCACCCGCACGCCGCAGTTTCTGTTTCAGGCAATGGGCGGGACGCCGCCATCTGGTGAGTCGCTGAAGATGCAAGAGATTGGGCTAATCAAAAAGATCGAGCGCAAGCAGGCGGTGTTTGGCAATGCTTGGGAGGACGTCATCGCGCTGTCGGCGCGGTTGTGGAACATGTACCGCCCTGGCGATGCGGTGGAGATCGAGCGGCTGCAAACGCTATGGCGCGACCCGGAGACGCGCAACGAGATGGAGCACCTGGCCGTGCTCAAGACGAAGCTAGGGTTGTCGGTGCCCGATGAGGTGCTGTGGGCCGAGATGGGCTATGACCAGGAGCAGATCGACGAGTGGAAGGCTGCCAAGAAGAGCAATCTGGGTAGCGCACTGCTTGACTTTATGCGCGGCAACCAACAGCGACCGACGCCTAGTGTGCCCGCTCAGGCCGCCCAGCCTGGTCAGCCAGCACAACCCGTCCAGCCAGCGGGATCGCCAGGAGCTAACATCTAGTGGACGCCGGATGGGTGCGCGGCACGCTGTACGATGAGCTGGACGGTTTCTTGGCCGATCTGGACGCCATGCAGCTCAGTGCCATGCAGCGGATGGTGGGCCAGTACAACATCGCATTCCAGGCGTCCGAGCGACAGTTCCAGGACTTGGTACGCGAGATCGAGGCGGACATCGCGGCGGGCGAGCCGTTCTCGGTGGACCGGTTACGACGTATGGAGCGCTATCAGCAGCTCATGGCCGACACGGCGCGACGCATCGACGACTATGCCGGGGTGGCGGCGGACGAAACGCTGTGGATGCAGCAGCAGGCGGTGGCTCAGGCAGAACGCGATGCTGCCAGGCTCATGGAGGCAGCGGCGACGGAGGACCTGGCGGTCTATCCCACCGAGGTGGGGCGCGGGGCGCTACCGCCCGGCGTGACCATGGACGACATTCGGCAGCTCTTTCACGGCCTGCCTGCCGAGGCGTTGCAGGGCTTAGCGGGCATGGTGGGGGATGGCACGCCACTGCACGAGTACTTTTTGCGAGGTGGCGCCACTTCGCGGGCGCCTGCGCTCTCACAGGCGGTGATAGAGCAGATCGAGTGCGCGCTCACCGAGGGGATCGCCACGGGCATCGGCTCCAGGGCTACTGCGCGCGCGTTTCAGGACGCATTCGGCGTGGGGCTAGAGCGCGCGCTGACCATCGCGCGGACCGAGACCAACCGTGCCTATCGCGCGGCCAACCAGGCGACCTACCTCGAAAATGGCGACGTGATAAGCGGGTGGCGCTGGTCGGCATCGTTGGGGCCTAACACATGCGCGGCGTGTATTGCCATGGACGGGACGGTCCATCCGCTATCTGAGCCGATGCACGATCATCCCAATGGGCGTTGCACGCCGGTGCCCGTGACCATCTTCAACGATGGCCGCAACCCCATGCGGCGGGTGAGACGCGAGGACGGCGAGTACGATCTGGTAGAGACGGATGGGGCGGGTTGGTTCGACACCCAACCCGAGAGCGTACAGCGGCGCGTCCTTGGGCCAGCGGGATATCGGGCCTGGCAAGCGGGAGAGGTGCAGCTTGGTGATTTTGTTGGGGTGCGCACCACCGAGGCGTTTGGTTCAACAGTGCAGGCCAAGAGCCTGCGGGGGATATTGGGGGATGGAGCAGGCGCGTTCTATGGCGAGGCGACTAGCGAGCCTGTATAGGCGGATGCTGACCTGGGTGCGCGGGCCACTCAGCCGCTGGCTGGAGCAGGACGTGTACGCCTATGGCGACGACGAGGAGTAGCGCATGCCCGAATGGGTGGTGAAGCTGGCCCGGCGCCTGATGGCGCTAGAAGCAGGACGGTGGATGATCGTGCTCACGATAGGCCAGCGGCACGACTGGACGGTGCAGAAGATCGGGAAGGTCGAAACCGAATAGCGTGATTCGCCTCGCCCACCATAGCGAGGGACGCACCAGGACGTAACGGGCGATAGCCCGATTACCACCACGGCGCTTGGCAATCCGAGATGGGTTGCTGGGCGCCGTTTTGTTTGGCCGCGATGGCCATAACCAGAAGGAGATGCCGAGATGGCAGACGAGATCAAACAGGCCGCGATGGCCCAACCCGCCGGGACAGATGAGCCCGACGTGACGCCAGAGCCGCAGCAAGCAGACGCAGGCAACGCGCCAAACGACGCGGATCCAAAAGTTCAGTTAGAGGCGATGCGGACGGCCCTGCGCAAGGCCAACGCCGAGGCGGTCAAGTTCCGCAAGGCGGCTGAAGCGGCAGCGCAGGCAGAGGAAGCGCGCAAGCAAGCCGAGATGACTGAGGCCGAAAAGCTGCAATCGCGCCTGACCAAGCTTGAGGCCGAAAAGGCAGAGGCTAGCGAGCGCATACGGAACATCGCCGCCAAGGCAGCCATTGAGCGCGCCGCGCGGGCGCTCAATCTGCGTGAAGAGGCGGTCAAGGACGCCGCCGACCTACTGGCAGCTAGAGGGTTCGAGGGGCTGGACGTGTCCGACGAGGGCGAAGTGTCGGGAGCCGATGAGGTCCTAAAGGCGATGGTCAAGGCCCGTCCGTTCTGGGCCAAGACGCCGGAACAGCAGGGATCGCTCGATGCCGACAAGGGCCAGGGCGCGGGCAAGCCACCGACCGACAACGAGGCGTACAAGCGCAGCCTGCGCCAACGATTCCGAATCTAGGAGACAACTATGAGCGCAATCACGGTAACCGCCGCGAACGTGCGGCCACTGCCTGGAGCGGTGGTACAGCGATACGACGCGGGCGGATCGATAAGCATCGGCGATGCGGTCTACCTGGCCTCTGACGGCGACGTCGAGAAGGCCATTGGCACCGGCGCGCCGATGCACATCGCCATTGGTGTGGCGGTCTCGACGCCGGATGGCGGCACGACCATCGCCAGTGGCGAGCGCGTGGACGTGGTGGTGTTTGGGCCGGTTGACGGCGGCGCCAGCATGACCATCGGCGCACAGCACTATGTATCCGACACGGGCGGGGCCTGGGACACGGCGGTAGGCACGAAGGACTGCCGTCTGGGCTACGCCGTAACGGCGAGCATCCTGTTTGTCTCGCCGCAGATCATCGATTGGTCCTAGGAGGCAGACATGGCAACGCTTGGATTCAATGACCTCAAGCAGTATGCCCTGCCGACCTACTGGGACGCGGGCATGCTCAAGCAGATCGAGCTAGAGGCTGGGTACAACTACGAGCAGCTCATCAACGACATCGCCGCCGGGCTTGTCGAGGTCAACGGCACGCTGCTCAATGACCCAACCACGGCCGACCTGCTTTCTCTCACGACCGAAGCCAGCATCGAGTATCCGTATGGCGTCTCGAATGGCTTTGAGGAGGCCACCGAGTACGGCGTGCCTACACCAAAGCGCGCGGGCACCACGGGGCACATGCTCCCGCTCATCGAGTATGACCGCCAGATGGGCTGGACGTTCATGTTCCTGAAAAAGGCGCGGCGCAGCCAGATCGACGCCGATGTTGCCAGTGCGGTGGCGGACGTGAAAAACCTCTGGCAGCAGAAGGCGCTCGCGCGGCTGTTCAAGAGCACCTACGACAGCGTGGGCACTGGGCGATCGATGCCTGTGGCCGATGCTGGCACGGCCGACGCGGCCTACATCCCGCCCCAAATGCCAGAGAGGGCGAGCGCGTTTACATCGAGCCACACTCATCTCGGGCGGCTGAACGGTATCACTCAGGCCAACCTCAACACGGCGGTAACGCACCTGTGGGAGCACGGCCAGGACGCACCGTTCACTCTCTTGGTGGCCGAGGCGGACATCGCGAGCTGGACGGCGGTAGCCACCGTAACGGGCTACATCCCGCGCGCGCAGGCCATGATCCAGTACGGCACAACCCAGGATCTGGCGCTAGTGGATGCGCAGTATCACGGGGTAGTCACGACCGATCATGGGCCGTGCATCCTCAAGAGCAACGCGCGCATTCCGACGGCCTATTGGGCGCTGTACAAGAGCTTTGGCAATGGCGACGCCCGCAACCCGCTGGTCTGCCGGTACAACCCGGCCTTCGGCGTGGGGGCGGTGTTGCTCGCCGGCGACCATATCCGCCAGTACCCGCTTGAGAACGCCATCATGTGGGCCGAAATGGGCTTCGGCATCATGAACCGCGTAGGGGCTTACGTCTGCTACAACTACGCAAGCGGATCTTACGTTGACCCGACTATCAGCTAGTGGGGCGGGGGCGGGGACCTCCACCCGCCCCGTCTAGGAGAATACCATGAACAGACGGAAGCTTTTCCTGACGGCCCTGCTGGCGCTCGTGCTGGTATGGAGCGCGCTAGGCGTGGCCGTGAGCGCCGATAGCGGCGCGTGGATGCGCGTGCGGTTCCTGCGCGTGCTGGTGAATCAGATCGTTGACGGCACGCTGGCAGTGACCGGCACATCGACATTCACCGGCGCGGTAACGGCCACCAGTGGGCTGGCCGGTGACGTAACGGGCGATGTGACTGGTGACGTCTCTGGCAACGTTACTGGCGACCTAACGGGCGACGTAACTGGCAATGTGACCGGTGACGTCTCTGGCGCGACGGGGGTCTTTACGACCTCGGTCACTAGCCCCTCGTTCGTCGGCGACCTATCTGGCAGCGCTAGCGGCGCGACGGGCGCTTTCACCACCTCAGTCACTACGCCGATCCTGGCCAGCAACGTGGCCGTGACGGGCACGCTAGACGTGCAGGGCGGCGCGATCACCTTGCAGAACGATGAGACCATCGGCAATGCCGTGAATGGCACCATCGTCATGACCGCCGACAACGTGGACGTGAGCGGCGATATGGTGGTCAGCCTGTTCGGTCGCTTCGAGCGCCAGGCGCCGATAGAGGCTACGGCGGGCGGTACGATCACTCCAACGGGCACCTACCAGCCAATCACCTCCACGGGCAACATCGGGCTGAGCGATCTGGTGCCCACCACGGCGGGCGACCTACTCATCCTCATCAACGAATCGGACACGACCATAACGATTACCGACACGGCTACCACCATGCTATCGGGCAATATCGCCCTGGGGCAGTACGACTCGCTGACGCTGTTCTGCGACGGCACCAACTGGGTGGAACTCGCCACGACCAACAACTAGGGGAGGCCGGGCATGGCGTTCACGTATGACCTGAGCACGGCCATCGGCAAGGTGCGACTGCTGGTTCCGGACAACAACTCGACGAGCTACCTGCTGGAGGACGACGAGATCGACTACTTCCTCGCCCAGCGGGGGAGCAACGCCAAGGCGGCGGCGGCCGATTGCTGCGACCAACTGGCGCGGCAATTCGCACTCAAGCCGAGCTTCTCGGCGGACGGGCTAAGCGTGAGCAACGGCGAGCGGGCGAACACCTTCGCGGCCAGGGCCAGGGAGCTGCGAGGCAGCATGATGAGCGCGGTATCGAGCGTGACGCTGAACCGGTCGGATGGCTACGAGGATGAGGCTACGACCAGCGAATACGAGGATAGGACGGTCTACATCAAGGTGTAGGCGAAACGACGCCGGACGACGGGCAGAGTTACCTCCCTTTGCTCACCCGTCGTCCGGCGACCCAAAGGGGGTAGGGGAATGAGTCTGAAGATCATGTGGGGGAGCAACGCTCCCTGGTGTCACACAGGCTACGGGGTGCAGGCCAAGTACGTGCTGCCGCGCCTCGCGCGGCTCGGGCACGACGTGGCGTGCTTTGCGTGGTACGGGCTGGAGGGGGCGCATTTTACCATGCGCATGGATGGCGAGCCGATCCCGGTCTATCCCAAGCACCGCGATGAGTTTGGGCGCGACGTGGTAGGGGCACATTGCAGGCACTTTGGGGCAGACCTGTTCGTGAGCCTGATGGACATCTGGGTGCTGCCGCCCAACTTTCGCGACGTGTGCGGCTGTGCGTGGGCGCCGTGGTTCCCGGTGGACCATGAGCCGATCCCGCCCGCCGTGCTAGAGCGGGCCAGCGCCGCCGATTTCCCTATCGTCTACTCACGGTTCGGGCTGCGCGAGATGGGCAACGCCAACGAGCGGGCATGGTACATCCCGCACGGCGTGGATACCAAGGTGTTCTGCCCCGGCGACAAGGCTGAGGCGCGCAAGGCGCTCAAGCTGCCGCAGGATGCCTACATCGTGGACATGGTGGCGGCCAACAAGGGCTACCCGGCGCGGAAGGCATTCTCGGAGAATCTTCAGGCGTTCGCTTTGTTCCGCGAGGCCAACCCCGACGCAGTGCTGTACCTGCATACCGAGATGAGCGCCAATCGGGGTGGGCTAGAGCTTACCGAGCTACTCCACGCGCTGGACCTGCCACAGGATGCCGTCTACCGCCCCGACCCCTACCTGTACGAGGTGCTGGGGCTAGAGGACAACTACATGGCGCTGGTCTACCAGGCTAGCGATTGCCACCTGGGCACGGCGACCAATGAGGGGTTTGGCATCCCGATCCTTGAGGCGCAGGCGTGCGGCTGCCCGGTTATCACCACGGACAACACTAGCATGACCGAGCTGACCTGGGCAGGGATTGCCGTACCGCCGATCCAGCGCACCTATACGCCGCTGGACTCGTGGATTGGCGTGGTGGGAGTTGAGCCGGTGCGCCAGGCGCTGCTGGACGTATGGCATTGGGATTCGACGGAGCGCGCAGACCGATGCGCTTACGGCGTGAGCCAGGCGGCGGGGTATGACTGGGACGTGCTGACGCACGACTACTGGGCTCCATTCCTGAAAGAGGCCGAGGCGATGATCGCCGAGGGCAAGGTGGCGAGGGGGGCGGCATGAACGTCGCCATCTGCTCGCTGTTCCGCGACTCGGCCAGCACGCCGGAGCTGGCGCGGTTCGTGCGCCAGGTGAATGCGCTGGACTGGCCCCCAGACGCTTGGCGCGTGTACGCCGTGGAGGGCGATAGCACCGACCGGACGTGGACCGAGCTGTGCGGCTGGTCGATGGACGACTCGCGGGTGCTCCCGTTTCAGATGGCGCAGAACACGCCGCCATTCCGCAGTGTGGAGGACCCCGTGCGCTTGCGAGCGTTGTCAGAGCTGCTAGCGGGCTGTGTAGGCATGGCCCTTGCGGACGACTGGGCCGACGCCGTGCTGTGGGTGGAATCGGATCTGATCTGGCGGCCGGACCTGCTAAGGCGGCTAACCAGACATAACGCAGATGCCATAGCGCCCTGGGTGTATGTGC